GAAGGCCGCTATGATGTGATAGCGATTGACAGCCCGCCCACGATGGGAACGGCCCAGAAAGCCGCGCTGCGGGCCGCTAATGAAGTGATTATTCCCTTGCAGCCGGATTCTACTAGCCTGCAAGGGCTTTACCTTATCCGGGAAGCAATCGCAGAAGTAAACCCGGATATCAAGATTCTGGGGGCTTTCTTCGCAAAGTATAGGGGGCGGACAGCCCTTGCCCGCGATATGGGGCAGGCGATCCGGCGAGCCTGCGGGGAATTGGGTATTCCCTTCCTAGAAAATCCCGTCCGGGACGGGGTAGCCTTGCAGGAAGCCCAACTTATGCACGAACCTATATACACTTACGCGCCGAAAAGCAACCCGGCAAAGGATTATAATGCCTTGCTGGACGCTATAAACATTTGAAGAAAGAAGGGCTAGAACAATGGCAAAGAAGAACTTTACGGAAAACGCGGTAACGCCTTTTTATAAGGCAGTAGAAGTAGAAGTAACACAGGAAACACAACAAGCGCAAGATGAATATGAAGCACGCAATACGCAAGGCAAGGCCGGAATGAAGGCAACCCGTATCAATATGGCCTTTTCTGATTCAAACTATGAATTTATAGACACAATGGCCCACGCTCACAAAATGACCATAACGAAATACGTTAATCATCTTATCGAAGAAGAACGGAAGCGCAGCGCGGACAAATACGAACAGGCGAAAGCCTTTATGGAAAGCCTATAAAAAGGGGGTTACACCTTGCCCGAAAATCTTATTGATATGACCCCGAAAGCCCAGATTCTAAACGGGCTTTTAGTGCAGGCCGGAACGGAACAAGACGCAGCGGCCTTCCGGGCCTTTGCAGACCAAATCACAGACGAACAGGCGGCCCAGCTTCTAGCCCTTGAAGGATTCACAGAACCCTATAAAATCCCGATATGGGATAACGAACTAGGCGGCCCAGCGCGGGACGCGAACCGGAAGCACGATACCCCGCCGGACAGATACTTTGACGGGCAGACCGCGCCGCGAAACGTAATAGACGATTTAGCCGTTATTCTGTCCGGGACTTCATCTTTTGAAGAAGTGCTTGTCCGGGTAGAAGCCGCCCCGCGTTTGAACACGATAAACCCGCTATATTGGGGCAAAGTGGGCGAAATCCTAGGCAAGCCGAAAAGCCTGCTTCCGGCAACAGCCGGGAAACGTGTAAAAAGCCTTGATTATCCGCTTGATAAGGGAAATTTTACTATCTGGTCGTTATTAGAAGAAGCTACTGACGGGCCAATAAAGTTTTCTATCAAGGTTGAAAGCGCAACAAGCAAAGAGCCTATAAATATTTATTATGCGGTAAATTTTGACGATCTGGGCATAACTACTTCTAAACGCCTTACCGCATTTGATAAGCGGGTATATATCGCGGTTGCCGCACTTTACAAGGCCGGAAATAAGATAATGACTTGTTCCCAGATTCATCATGCTATGGGCTATTCAACCCGGCCCGCAAAAACGGATATTGAAAAAATCCGCAACAGCGTTTTGAAGATGTCAAGCACGCGCGTTTCTCTGGACAACCGGGAAGAAATCACAAAGGGCGGTTACAATTATCCCCCTGTTGTGATAGACGGCCCGCTTCTCCCGCTTTTTCGCCGTCACGATTGCGTTATAAATGGGCAAGTTGTCCCGGAAGCCTTCGCCCCTGTGTGTGATCCCCCTCTTGTGGACTTTGCGCGGGCGCGAAAGCAAATTATTCAAGTAGACAGGAAGCTTCTTGAAACGCCTATAAGCAAGACAGACAAAAACTTACAGATTGAAGATTATCTTCTAGAACGCGTAGCGCGAGCAAAGAACAAGGCCCAGCCGCCGAAAATCCTTTTCAGCACGCTTTACGAAAGGGCGCACGTTGCAACCCAGAAGCAGCAGAAGCGGGCAATAGAAAAGGCACAGACGATAATGGAACACTACCGGAAAAACGGATTCATAACGGCCTTTGAAGTGGAAAAGGACGGTATTCGGTTTTCGTTCTAGGGACAGTTTTTCGCTAGTATCCGGGACTAGCGAAATTTTGTCCACGGACTAGCGAAATTTTGTCCACGGACTAGCGAAATTTTGTCCGCGAACTAGCGAAATTTTGTCCCGGCCCGATTCCTGAAACCCTTGAAAAATAAGACTTCGCGGGGGACGAGAAAATGTATAAGTATTATAAGTAATTATAAGACTTATAACGCCGGAAGCCGCTTGCTTGACGCAGCGGCCTTCCGTCCATAAGATGAAACCTGGAAGCGTGGTAAATCCTACTTCAAGTTATGAACCTAACCGGGATTAGACACAGAAAAAGGCCTGCGTCAAGGGGCTAGCAAGACGCAGACCGGGCAGGATTCCCACCGTCTACAATGGGGGCTTCCTGCCCCGATTATAACACGAAAGGGGCGTAAAACACAATGACAAGGGAACAGGCAAGGCAGGCTATCCGGCAGCGGTACGCAGAATTTTTGACCCCAGCGAAGGAACGCGGGACTTATATTTGCCCGTTGTGCCAAAACGGAACGGGGGCAGACGGGGACGGAATGGCGATCAATAAGAAAGACCCGGAACGCGTACACTTGAAGTGTTTCAAATGCGGCTTTTATGGGGATATCATAGACCTTTTGAAAGAATCGCGCGGGCTGGGGGACGCGGAAGCCTTCGCAGCAGCGCGGGAAGAATTAGGGATCAAGGTAGACGGGACGGAAGAAGCGGGCCTTGTTGTCCGGCAGGCCGCCCCGCAGCCCCAGCCGGAAGAAGAAAAAGACTTTACGGAATACTTCGCCCAGATGGCAGCAAGCATAGAAGGGGCGCGGGAATATCTTTCTTCTAGGGGTATCAGCATGGAAACGGCCCGCCGCTTTATGCTGGGCTATGATATGCGCTATAAGGCCGGGGGCGATACATGGCGGGCCTTGATAATCCCCACAAGCCGCACTAGCTTTGTGGCCCGTAATACGGACAGAAACGCCGATAAAAGCGCGAGATATCGCAAGACGGGGAAAATATCATTGTTTAACGCGAAGGCCCTTCAAAACGCCGAAAAACGGCCCGTATTTATCACAGAAGGCGAACTTGACGCGCTATCCATTATTGAAGCAGGCGGCCTTGCTTGTGCGCTGGGCAGTACGGCAAACGCCGGGAAGCTTGCGGCCTACTTGAAGGACAACCCCACAGAAAGCACGCTGCTTCTTGCGCTGGACAATGACGAAGCAGGCCGGAAGGCAACGGCAGACCTTGAAGAAAAGCTAGCCGGACAGCACTTCGCAATGGTAGATATCTACGGGGACAGCAAAGACGCAAACGAAGAATTGACCCGCGATCCAGAAGGACTAGCCGCCGCGATCCGCGCGGAAGAAGCGAAGCACAAGCCGGGGGCGGCTATGATTCTTTCATTCTTGCAGGCGATAAGCGGCAGACGATACGAACCCGCAGAAACCGGGCTAGCACCGCTTGATAATCTTCTTTGCGGGGGCTTCCTGCGGCAATCGCTAATCATGCTGGGGGCAGCCCCTGGAATGGGTAAAAGCTTCTTCGCGCAACAACTCTTTGAAGGAATGGCCCGGAAGGGGCATAACGTGCTTTATTTCAATCTGGAAATGAGCCGGGAACAAATGCTAGCCCGAAGCTTTGCCCGCCTTGCTCGCATCCGGGAAAATAGCACAATGGCGGCTATTGATATTCTTCAAGGCTATAAGTGGACGCAGGCCCAGCGGGAAACGGTAGAACGCACAGCGCGAACCTATATGGACGAATACGCGCCGCATATCGCATACAACCCCGCCGGAAGCACAGCAGACCTTGACACGATCCTTTCACAGATGGAAGCCGCCGCAGAACGGGCAAAGGAAGCCGGGATAGAAGCCCCGCTTGTTGTGATAGATTATCTTCACTTGCTGCGGGGGAACGGGCGGGAAGATGTGCAAACCACAGTAAAACGCGCGGTAGACGCTTTCAAGGGCTATGCAATGCGCTATAATTCCATTGTTTTCTGTATTCTTGCTTTCAACCGGGAAAGCAACAAGGGCGGCAAAGTGACGCAGGAAAGCGGGCGGGATTCTTCCGCGATTGAGTATAGCGGGGATCTTATGCTAGGCTTAAATTATGCGAAAGTGGAAGAAAACACAGATAGCGAACTAGCCGAAAAGGTACGGGAAGCCGCCCAGACGGAAGGGGACAAGGTAGGCTTCACAGATTACAAACTGAAAGTATTGAAAAACCGCTTGCAAGGTATCCGGGGAAGCATAGACCTTTCTTTCTGGGGCAGATATGGCCTATTCCTTCCGAAAGCGGACGAACCTTCGCAAATGCGGATTGTAGACGCAGACCTTCCCTTTCAAGGCAAGCGGCTATAACAAGTGATATCATATGCGGGCGGGTGCATTCCGGGAAAAAGCCGGGAAGATATGAAAAAAGGGTGCTGCGGTGATCATACGCCACACACCTTTTTTTTATTGCGCGGAAGAAAAAAGTAAAAATCCCGTCTAATGTTACTACCTTCTAAGAAAAGAGAAAAAAGCAGATTCAAAATAAATTATCATGTTCCCCGCCCCCCGCGCCGCCGCCCCCCGAAAGGGGGGGGCGCGGGGAAGGCGGCACGAAGGAAAAAGAACCAGTAGCGGAGGGGCCTTTTTTACTTCAAGTTATGCGCGTAATTCGGATTAGACAGAAAAAGGGGGCTGCGTGCTTGCCCGCCGTCCCCTAGTGAAGCAAAGTGCTGTCTACACTTCGGCCCGTCCGCTTTTCTTTGCTTCGCCTTATTATAGCACACAACAAGCGCAAGTGGTATAATATGAACAAGAAGAACAAGAAAGGGGCTAACACATGGACGCAGAAAAACTAGCTAGTTATTGGGCGGGCCGTTATTCATGGATACTTGAACGCCGGAACGATCTAGACCGGGAAGATTTGCAGCAGGCCGCCTTTCTGGGAATATTGGAAGCCCGGAAGGCCTATAAGGAAGAACGAGGCGGGGAAGTGACACTTGCTGGCTTCTATGCGCGAAAGGAAATCCGCGCTTTGCTGGGGATCAGAAACGGGAAGCTTCCCCCAGCTATGGAAAGCCTAGACGAACCCCTTAACGATGAAACAGACGATACCCGGCTAGACCTTATTGCAGACGAAAGCCTTCCAGAAATAGACGCGGGCCTTCTGGAAGAAGAAAAGCGGCAGACCGTCCGGGACGCGGTGGAACGCTTGAAGCCGGATCAAAGGGCCGTTGTGAATATGCGCTTCTTTCAAGGCATGACATACAAAGAAGCCGCCGCAGAATTGAACATAACGCCGGAACGCTATTCTTCTATCTGGGGCAACGCGCGGCAGCATTTACGCCGGGATAGATTCTTACGGGCCGTTGCGGAAGTGAACCGCAGCACGCCTTATCTTCTGGGGGTAGGGGTAACGCGTTTCAATTCGACTTTTACCAGCGCGGTAGAAGAACTAGTCTTGCTGCGGGAACGCTTGCTAGAAAAGGTTTTGCGGGAACAAGATACACAAGAAGATGATTGTAAACAACAAGATAAAGTGGTATAATGTACACAAGAAGCACAGAAAGGGGGCTGTCTTGTGAACCTTCGGACAACAGACAGGAAACTTGTAGCAAAGAACAGGCAGGAACAGGCAGTAAAGGAAGCTGCGCGACAGGCCCGGAACGCCTACGCGCGGCAATGGCGGGCAAAGAACCCGGACAAAGTGAAGCAGTATAACGCGGACTATTGGGCGCGGAAGGCGGCTAGAAGCAATGGGGAAGAAATCGCAGCGCAAGGGGGCTAACGGGGAAAGGGAATTGGCCCTTATTCTTCAAGGTTATGGATACCCAGCAGAACGCGGGGGAAGCCAAACTTACGGGACTATCCCGGATATTGTGGGCCTGCCCGGAATACATATCGAATGTAAACGGGCAGAACGGCTAGACCTTCTGGGGGCTATGCAGCAGGCCCAGCGGGACGCGGCCCGATTCCATGACGGGAAGCCCGCAGTATTCCACAGGAAGAACCGCAGCGAATGGCTAGTAACTATGACCCTAGAAGATTGGATATCCCTATTTTCTGGGGAAATATCGGGGGAATTGAGTAAATGCTAACCGGGAAGAAGAAAAAGGCCCTTGAAGCCCTTCTTGTTTGCAAGACGCGACAAGAAGCGGCGGCAATGGCTGGGGTAGACCGTAAAACGCTATGGGCCTATATGCGGGACGAAGAATTTATAGCCGCATATAACGAACGCTTTACGGAACTATTGCAGGAAGCAACCCAGCAAGCGCGGCAATATTTTTCCCCGGCCCTTGAAACCTTAAACGAAATCCGGGGGAATAAGGATGCGTCCGAAACGGCCCGGATCAGCGCGGCCCGCAGCCTTCTAGAATACGGGCTACGGCTGGGGGATCAAGTAGACCTTGCGGCACGTATTGCAGACCTTGAAAGGGAAAGCGAAGCATGATTTTTACAGAAAAGCAGCGGGAATATATCCGGGACGCAGACCTTCACCGCTGGGGGATCAAATCCGGGGCGGTACGATCCGGGAAAAGCTTTGTAGATGTGGCCTATACGATCCCCTACAATATCCGGCAACGGCTGGGGAAACCGGGCCTTGTGGTTATTCTGGGGAACACAAAAGGCACGCTGCAAAGGAACATAATAGCCCCTATGCAGGAATTATTCGGGGCGGGCCTTGTTTCGGATATCCGGGCAGACAATACGGCCCAGATTTTCGGGGAAACTTGCTATTGTCTGGGCGCGGACAATATCCGGCACGTTAACCGGATTCGGGGCGCGTCTTTCAAGTATGCTTACGGGGACGAAATCGCGACATATAATCCGGGCGTTTTCGATATGCTGAAAAGCCGCCTTGATAAACCCTATTCCCGCTTTGACGGGACTTGCAACCCGGACAACCCTTCGCATTGGGTAAAAGCCTTTCTGGACAGCAGCGCGGACATATACCAGCAGCATTACACGATAGACGATAACCCGAACTTGCCGGAAGCCTTCCGGGTGGCCTTGAAGCAGGAATACGCCGGAACGGTACTTTATGACCGCTATATTCTGGGCTTGTGGGTAGCCGCAGAAGGGGCAATATATATCCCCTTCGCTAACGATCCGCAGAAGCATATTATCCGGGAAGCCCCGCGCGACATTGTAGCCGCATATATCGGGGTAGACTTCGGGGGCAATGGCAGCGCGCACGCCTTCGCCTGTGTAGGCTTTACGCGCCGCTTCCGGCAAATGATACTTCTTGATGAATGGTATCACAAAGGGGAAATAACCCCGCAGCAGCTAGAAGCCGCCTTTAATGACTTCGCGCGGAAGAATAAACGCCGCTATCCGGTTTTTGAAGCTTACGCGGACAACGCGGAAACAACCCTTATTAAAGGCCTGCAAGAAGCTTCCGCAGCCGCCGGGACGGTAGATGTATATAAATGCGCGAAGAAACCGATTCTAGACCGCATTACGGCAGAAATACGGCTATTTGCTTCCGGGCGTTTCAAGATCATGGAACATTGCCGGCACGCTATCGGGGCTTATGCTGCGGCAGTATGGGACAGCAAGCAGACCGGAAAAGATGTGCGGCTTGATAATGGCAGCTACGAACTAGACATATTGGACGCTACGGAATACGCCTTTGAACGGGAAATATCTTCCCTTATCGAAACGGATGTATGGGGGGACTATGAAGAACCTTGAAGCCCACGTAATAAGCCTAGAAAAGAAGCGCAAGCGGCCCTTGCCCTTGTACGCGGTACAGTATGAGGACGGGACGGAAGCCCGCCTAGACGCGATTGATTTGTTTCTAGCAATGGCCCAGCAGGACGCAGGACGCGGGCCGCCTATCCTATCCGCACGCCGGATCAAGGGGGAAATCCCCGCCGCCGGGACAGCATGGGCCGACTTAAACCAAATTAGCAACATAATTTGAAATAGAAAGGGGGGTATACGAATGCCTGAAAAAATTAACATCAACCCTTATTTGCAGCAAAAAATAGAGAATGCAGCAGAAAAAGCCATCTGGGCAACAACAGAAGAAATCCTTGCAGATTGTCAGAAATACGTAAAAGAAGATCAAGGTACACTAAGAGATTCGGCACAAATTAAATCCGAACCCGGAAAAGGTATTATTGTCTGGGATACACCATACGCAAAAAGGCAGTATTGGGAGATTAAAACAAGCTTAACGCCCGGTAGGACTTGGAAATGGTGCGAAACCGCAAAACTGAAACACGGCAAAAGATGGCAAGGTTTGATTCAAAAAGCGATAAAGAAATTTCTTTGATACTACTTCCGAAATATTCCTATAATTTGAACCATGTAGAAAGGGGGCTAGACTTTGACGCTTGAAGCAATAGCGAACTACGGGCACGAATTACAGAAGGCTCGCCGCCGGATTGAAGAAGCGAACCGGGCCGGGGAAGCGATCCTTTCCCGCCTGCAAAACGACCT